GCCAATTAGAGACCACTTTGGGCAGGTTGTAAGCGTTTCTAGCGGATATCGCTCTCCAGAATTGTGTGTTGCCATAGGCAGCTCCACAAAAAGTCAGCATGCCTCGGGCTGCGCGGCCGACTTCGAAATCTTTGACGTGTCCAACAAGGAACTCGCTGACTACATCAACGAAAATTTAGAATATGATCAATTAATTCTCGAATACTGGAAAAAATCAGATCCCAACTCAGGATGGATACATTGTAGTTTTGTAACTCCCAATGATTTTGGCCAAAACAGAAGACAATACTTGAGAGCTTATAAAGAAAATGGTAGCACTAAGTATGAACCTATGTAAGAAGACACCTAATAAAAAATTTTATTCCTTGTAATCTATTATAAATAGTGTATATTAGTCTCAAGAGTGCTTTAGGAGGCTCTTACTATTAACTGTCTAACAAAGGAGGTTACTATGACTGATCTAATAAACCTAAATAATTTCCTAAATAATGCAATCGGATTCGAATCATTCTTCGATCGTTTCCATCGTTTGCCTACGATCAATGCTGGCTTTCCACATTACAATATAAAGAAAGCAGGCGAAGATAAATACAATCTCGAAATGGCTCTCGCCGGTTACAAAAAAGGCGACATCAAAGTCACAGTAGAAGATGGTGTTTTATCTATTGAAGGAACTTCTTCAGAAGACAAAGAAGAGTTTGTTCATCAAGGTATAGCAAAACGTACATTCAAAAGACAGCTACAACTAGCTGAATATGTAGAATGTGACGGCGCTAAGTTAGAAGACGGAATGTTGAAGATAAATCTAAAACACAATCCGCCCGAAAACAAGCGAGCGAAGCAAATTGCTATAAAATAGTGGGTTTGGAAAATTCCAGCGCCTCGCGCGTATATCCTACTTTTTAAAGGATTAAATCCAATCTCTTAACTCTTCTCCCATAACTTCGGAGGCGATGTTAACTTTCTTGCGGAGAGCTTTGACAATTTTGTTGTCAACAGTATCCTCCGCAATGAGATCAACATAGGTAACTGTTTTTTTCTGTCCAATACGGTGTGCTCGGTCTTCTGATTGAAGTCTTTTTTCCAAGTCATAACCATTAGAATAATAAATGACGGTACTAGCCTCCGTTAAAGTAATTCCATATCCACCCGTTTGTGGAGTTCCTACCAAGAACCGTGTTCCATTAGGTTTTTGAAATCTTTCACGATTATCCTGTCTTTGATCTTGAGGCGTTAAGCCATAATAATCAACCACGGATCCCGGACCATAAACTTTCTTAATTTCTTTAATAATTTTTTTAATGTCATATTGGTAATGAGCCCAAATAATGGCTTTTCCTTCAACTTCATCTAAAACCTCCATTAACTCACTCAATCGGTTATTTTTAACTTCTTGTATGGTGCCATCATCCGCGGCAAAATGACCACAGGTGATTTGATGTAATCTCATCAGTTGAGTTAAGGCATTCATGGTCGTAACTGTTTTTCCATTCAAAGTAGCCAACGCTTCTTTTCTCATTTGTTCGTATATCTTTTTTTGTTCCATCGTAAGAGCAATCGTTCTCTTCATGTATATTTTGGGAGGAAGATCTAAACAATCTTCTTTTAAAACTCTGTAAGAAAAAGGTTTTAATGTTTCAGAAAGTTCTCCTAAATTCTGAAATCCACTTATTAGGTTAATCATACGTCCTGCAATATTAACTTGTCTCATTTCTGCATAACGATTTCTAAACGCATAATAAGAAGCAAAATTTAAAAGATAAGGATCTAGAAACTCACATTGACTAAATAAATCTAAAGGATTTCTCGTAACTGGAGAACCAGTTAAAATTCTTCTATATTTAGAAAGTTTAGATAAGCCTATAATATTTTTAGTTCTTTTGGCTTTAGGATTTTTAATGGTAGTACTTTCATCAATAACCATCATTGATTTATGAGACCTTAAAAATTTTGCTGCAAAGAGTCTGCCTTTATCTGTACTTAAAGCTTCTACATTCATAATAAAAATATGAAGTTCTTCTCCCAGCTCAAATAAAGTATCCAGCTTAGTTTGCTGTTTCTGATTAATATTAGGCTGCCATAATACTGCGGTGTGCTCTATGTGTTGAGGCATGTGAGTAGGGAGTTCTTGTGCATGCCATGTACTGATAACTCCTTTAGGTGCTATAATTAAAGTACCATCAATTTTTCCTTTATCATATAGCATCGCCATGTTGTCAATAAGAACTTTAGTTTTACCTGTTCCCATTTCCATGAAGTAGGCAAACGTTTCTTTATTCCACGACATTTCCAATGCTTTTAATTGATGAGCATAGGGCTTTGTTTTAAATTTATAATTCATAATTTAATTCTTAATTCTTTCTATTTGACAAGCAGTCTAACATATGATACACTTCTTGTCAACATGAAAGAAAGAATAAATTTACCTAAAGTCTACGTTATTCAGGAAATTCCTGGAACTAAGGAGGGTCGACCTAAAATTAATATATTAGGGGCAGCGGAATTTGGAACTTTTAAGTTTCTATTACCGGAACTTTCTCAAATTATTTTCTCTCCAGGTCCTTTAATTTTTAAACTACGAAAAGGCTTAAAAGACTATAAACCTACGGATTTTTTATTATTAACAGGAGACCCAGCTATTATAGGGGTTGCCTGCTCAGTAGTATCAGATATGACAAATGGTAAATACAAACTATTAAAATGGGATAAACAAGAAAGAAAATATTATGCTATACAAATTAACTTGCATGAAAAAGGAGATATTGATGAATGATTATAAACATTATTATAAATTAAAAAGTAGACTAGAACGTGCTCAAAAATGGGAAAGAAATTTTCTAGAAACAGAACACCATCTTTCTATCAGCGACAAAGTGACGCAGGACTTAAGGAAAGAAGCCCCTATTACTTATTTTTTAACTAGCCTCATAAGTTTTCCTATAATTTGCTTGACTTTTCTGAAAAAACGTTTAGTATACCAATCATACAGAAAGTGTAAAAAAGAAATAGAACTAATACAGGAGGAAATAAAACACTATGAATAAACTTGTAGAACAAATGGAAAAGGACCAAACAGAAGTTATCGACAGAACTTCTAATATTAAATCCTTAGCCGATGAAGTAAAAAGATTAAGATCCATGGAAGATCAAATTAAAAACATGGAAGAGACTCTTAAAAATAAGAAAAAAGATCTAGAACGAGTTTCAGGAGAAGTCATTCCTACTCTTTTAAGTGAGATGGGATTATCTTCACTTAAATTAGCGGATGGATCTGCTGTAGATGTTCGACCGTATTATAGCGCGACTATCTCTATTGCAAATAGAGAAAAAGCCTATAGCTGGCTTCGTACAAATGGCTTAGGGGATATTATCAAAAACGAAATCTCCGTTTCCTTTGGTCGTAACGAAGACACCAAGGCAGCAGATTATGCTGATCTTGCGAAGGGTCAAGGGTATCAACCGACACAAAAGTTGAAGGTTGAGCCCATGACTCTGAAAGCTCTCGTCCGTGAGCGAATTGAGGCAGGTAAAGAAATGCCAACGGATATTTTTAACGTGTTCGTAGGAAACCGAACCAAAATAACAAGGAAACAATAACCATGAACCAAGAAGCAAATATCGCAAAACGCGATCAAGCAGGTGCATTGTCTACGAATCTTTTCGAAGCTGATGCAAATGCGGGCTCTCAGAATATATCGCAAGAAGATCTTGCGTTACCTTTTCTGAAAGTTTTGGGACAATTATCTCCCGAAGTAAATAAGAAAGATAGTAAATATGTCGAAGGTGCAGAACCGGGTAAGATATATAATACTGTCACGACTCAACTCTACGATGAAATTGATGTATTGCCTGTTTTTTATAAAAGACAATATGTTGAATGGCAGGATAGAGGAGCAAGCATGGGTGCGCCTGTAGCAATTCATACTGTGGATAGTGGTATCATTAATGAAACTACTCGAGACAAAATGAATAAAGATAGATTACCAAATGGTAATTATCTTGAGAATACAGCCAACCATTTTGTTGTCTTAATCTCTGACTCAACACCATCAACTGCATTGATTTCCATGAAAGCTACTCAATTAAAGATTAGCAAGAAATGGAATACAATGATGATGTCCATCAAGATGAAGGGTAAGAATGGTTTATTTACACCGCCAACTTATAGCCACATTTATACATTAAAAACTGTTCAGATGTCTAATGACAAAGGAACATGGTTTGGTTGGGATGTATCTAAAAAAGACTCCATCAAAGATAAGGGTGCTTATGAAATTGCAAGAACTTTTGCTGAAAGATTAAGCAAAGGGGATGTGCAAGTGAAGGCAGCGCCTTCTGAAACTAACACGGACGTTCCATACTAGAATTCACCAAGGTGGATATCTTGCAAGGAGGAGGCGACAACCGAGAGGGGGTCGCCTCTCTTAAAAAGATAATAATATGGTAGAGAAATTTATAAATATATTTGAAGGCTTAAAGAGAGCCCATGGGTGTACCTACATTAATTCAGTTCCTAAAGACGGTACTAAATTAAAAACAAAATCTTTTGTAAAGAGAGAAAGCGTCACTGACGATCATTTTCAAAAACATTTAACAGGCGTTGAACCAACCTTAGGAATTATTCCTATTAATGAAGAGGACCTATGCAAATGGGGATGTATTGATGTTGATTCCTACGCAGGCTTTGATCATCAAAAATTATTAAAAAAAATTCAAACTTTAAAACTTCCACTAGTAGTATGTAGATCTAAAAGTGGTGGAGCACATATCTTTTTATTTTCAAAAGAATTCATAGAAGCTAAAATTATGAGAGACAAACTCTTAGAGATTAGAGCTATCTTAGGATTTGGTAATGCAGAAATATTTCCAAAACAAATAGAATTAAAATCAGAAGAAGATACAGGAAATTTTTTAAATCTTCCTTATTTTCAAGGAGACAAAACAACACGTTATGCTTTTACTGAAGCAGGTACGGCAGCTACTTTAGAACAATTCTATAGTATTGTAGACCTTAAAAAATGCAATGTTAGTGACATTAAAGTAAAAAGATCCGAATCAGAATTTTCAGACGGTCCACCTTGTATAGAAATGTTAGCTTCCAGTAAAATTGCAGCTAATAGAAATATAGCTTTATTTCATTTTGCTGTATTTGCTAAAAAGAAATGGAAGAACTGGAAAGAAAAAATATCCTGGTTTCATCAAGATTATATGGTAGGGGAATTAGAGCAGAATGAAATTGATACCATCAAAACTCAACATGAAAAAAAAGAGTGGGGATTTTTATGCAAAGAAGAACCCATGTGCAGTTATTGTGATAAGGATTTATGTAGAAAAAGAAAATATGGTATAGGAGACACTCCAACTTTTCCAGGTCTAAGTGATCTTCAAGAAATTCAATTAGAAGAACCTTATTATTATTTAAATGTGGATGGTAAAAGACTTAAACTTCCAAGTGCTAAATATTTAAAACAACAATCTTTATTTGAAGAGGCATGTATTGGAGGCATAGGAATTTACCCACCTAGTATGAAATTAAAAGACTGGAAAATCCTTGTAAATCAATTACTTAAGATGCGCGAAGTAATTACTCCTCCAACAGGAACAACTAAAAGAGATCAGCTTACAAATCATTTAGAAGAATTTTGCACCAACCGTGCTTCTTCCAGTGTGGAAAAAGATGATATTAAAAAAGGAAGTGTATATACCCACGAAGGAAAACATTATTTCTTATTTGATTCCTTTTATTATGGTTTTTTACAGAGACGTAGATGGGATGTTAAATTTCAAGAAACAAGTCAAATGCTTAAAGAAGAATGTGAATGTACAACGGATCGTATGACTATTGGTAAACACAGACCGACCGTAACTATTGTAAAATCTTTTGAAAAACCTCAAGACGATTATAAACAAAAAGAACTTAGACCAAAGGATGCTTTTTAATGTATAAAAGATGTTTTATAGAAAGTTTTATAGATGTGGGAAGCGGTCTTATTTTAGCTATTTTAATACAACTCTATATCTTTCCTTTTTTTGGACTCTATCCAACTATTTGGGATAGTATAGGGATTGCTTTAATTTTTACCTTTGTTTCTATTATAAGATCATCAATTTGGAGAACTTTTTTTAGGAAAATGAAATGAAAACGATTGTACTCGGACCACCAGGAACAGGAAAAACAACAACACTCTTAAACCTGGTTGATAAATATTTAAAACAAACTGATCCTAATAAAATAGGTTATTTTGCTTTTACTCAAAAAGCTGCCCACGAAGCACGAGACCGCGCAATTGCTAAGTTTAATTTAAGTGAGGATGATCTTCCTTATTTTAGAACACTTCACTCGTTAGCTTTTCGTAGACTAGGTATTCAAAAACAAAATGTTATGCAAAAAAGACACTACGCAGATTTAGGAAACAAACTGGGTTTTCCAGTGGACTATGAAGAAAATGATCAAGAAATGAATGGAATCTTTTCTGCTAAAAGTGATTACTTAAGAATTTTGCAACTTGCAAAACTAAGAAATATTTCTTTTGAAAAACAATATGATTTAAAAGAGCATACTCAAGATGTTGAATTTGATAAACTTAAAATCATAGCACATGAATTAGAACGATATAAAAAAGAATATGGTTTAGTGGATTTTAACGATATGATTTTAAACTTTATTAAAGCTAATGCCTCTCCTAACTTTGATGTAGTATTTGTGGATGAAGCCCAAGACTTATCTCTCATGCAATGGGATATGGTTAAAACAATATGGAATAGAACTACAGATAATTATATTGCAGGAGATGACGACCAGGCTATTTTTAAATGGGCTGGTGCAGATGTAGATAGTTTTATTGCTCTTGATGGAA